GTCTACAACAACATCACCTCGGGAACAGGGGTTAAGTTACCGCCTACCGAATCGGGCGAAACGATTACGCTAGTGAACTCGGGAACGAGCGTTGTCACGGTTTACCCTTACGACACGGGCAGCACCATCAACGGGGCGGCAAGCAGTGAATTGTTACCCGGTGGCTCGGTTATTTTGTCGGCAACATCAAACACCACATGGGTGACGCTACAGGGTTACAAGCAACTACCGAAAAAGCGTTATGGGTCGTTTTACAATGATCAAACCCAAACGGCGACCTCGGCTAACGTAGCGTATGCCATCGTCTACAGCAGCACCACAGCGGCTTATGGCGTTGCCATTGGCAGCCCCGCCTCGCGCATTGTCGTTGAGGATGCAGGCGTTTACGACTTCCAATTTTCGGTGCAGGTGGATGCGACATCAGGCGGCGACAAAGAGCTGTATATTTGGCCGCGCATTAACGGCAACAATGTGCCTGACTCCGCATCTTTTTTTCGTATCAAGGGCAACAACGCAGAAGTCGTGCCGTCGTGGAACTTTTTGCTAGAAATGAATGCGAACGATTATTTTGAATTGATGTGGCTAACAGACAGCACGGACGTACAACTCCTTGCGATGGCCGCATCAGCCCCGATACCGGCAGTACCGTCGGTGATTTTAAGTGTGAACGAAGTGAGTCTGTAATCCCCACAGGAGCAAAGACAATGCCATTAGATAGTGACATCAACAACGCCGACGCTCAATTGCACGTTGAGTTTTATATCCGCGAGGATGGCCCCAACAAGGGCAATTCGTATGTGCGGATACAAGCGCCTGGCGACAAAACTAACGTCATTGACCAGCCGGTACGCGAAGATCACAAGGGTCGATTTCCGCGTCAGTGGTTGTATTTTCAAATGCAGCAAAGCGAAGGCGCGGCACAAGCCATTGGCACGCCGCTATCACAATGGTTGACTGATGCGCCAGACGACATCAACCGCGATCAGATTGCAGAGTTAACGATCCTCAAGTTTTTGACGGTTGAGCAGCTAGCCTTGGCCTCTGACGCGCAGTTGCAGCGTGTCGGCATGGGCGGCGTCGGTTTACGCGAACGCGCACGCCAATATCTAAATCGCAAAAACCGTGTGGAAAGTAACGCAGAGCTAGAAGACACCAAGCGGCAACTGGCAGAATTGCAAGCGCAGATGCAGGCAATGATGGCGACGGAATCCAAAAAGCGCGGCAGGCCGCCGAAAGAGCCTGTAATGGAGGCATAGCATGGGCAGCACGATGGTTCAACTCATCACCGAGTGTACGCAAGAACTTGGTATCCCCACCCCATCCACGGTTGCAGGCAACAACAGCCAAGACATTGTGCAATTGCTTGCATTGATGAATGCGTGCGGGTATGAGTTGCTCCGTCGTGCAGATTGGCGGGAATTAACGCGCCAACACACGTTTTACACCGAAGCGTCAACCGCGACGGGTTCGTGGGTGGATGGCGTTGCGACGATCACGGGCCTTGCGGATACGTCAGGCTTGTCAACTAGCTACCAAGTGCAGGGCGTCGGCATTCCCAACGCAACGTACATCACATCAGTCGGGCCAACCAGTGTCACGCTTAACTACGCACCAACAGAAACGGTGGTGAGCGGTCAAGTCATTTTTCAAAAAGTTAAATATGACTTGCCAACGGATTACGTTAGCACGGTCAACCGCACGCATTGGGATAAGAGCAAGCGCTGGGAGATGCTTGGCCCCGAGTCGCCACAGCAGTGGCAGTGGTTGCTGTCAGGTTATATCAGCACCGGCCCGCGTATCCGTTGGCGGTTGCTTGGCAAATACTTTCAGATATGGCCGGGAACGAATGCGGGTGAGTTACTCGGGTTTGAGTATCGCAGCAAAGCATGGGCCGAGGCGTCAGATGGTACGCCTAAAAACAGTTTTACTGCGGATGACGATACCTGTATTTACCCTGATCGATTGATGGTGCTAGGCACCAAGCTCAAATACTTTGAGGCAAAGGGATTTGATACCACGGCGCTATATCGCGATTACTTGATGGAGTTTGAGACGGCGGTGGGGCAAGACACCGCTGCGGCTAATTTATCGTTTGCGCCGCGACCGGGTACCGTGTTGATCGGCTACGACAACATTCCCGACAGCGGCTACGGCACGGGTAGCACCTAATGGCATCACCTGTTCGCAGGCGGTTGATTCAGCGCACGACGAACAATGTAGCGTCGTTGCCTGCTCCTGTGGGCGGCTGGAATGCGCGGGATGCGTTAGCCAACATGGCCCCAACGGATGCCGTGACGTTAGACAATTTATTCCCAGGCGTATCTAGCGTTAGTTTGCGTGGCGGGTGGGAGCCACACGCGACGGGAATCAGCGGGCAAGTTGAAACGCTGATGACATACAACGGTGGCGGCACAGACGAAATGTTTGCCATCGCACAGGGGTCAATTTTTGATGTGACCGCAGCGGGTGCGGTGGGAACAGCTGCCGTGACAGGGTTGACCGACTCTCGATGGGAGTACGTCAATATCACGACATCCGGCGGCAATTACTTGTACGCTGCCAACGGCGTTGACAAGCCGTTGCTGTATGACGGCAGCACATGGACAGCCATTGACGGGTCATCCCTGCCTGCGATTACGGGCGTCACCACGACAGATTTGCATTGCCCGACGTTATTTAAAAATCGCATGTGGTTTATTGAGGCAGACACGTTAAAGGCGTGGTATTTGCCGACTGCATCCGTAGGTGGCGTGGCGAATGTTTTAGATTTGTCGTCGGTGGCTCGCATGGGCGGCAAGCTCATTGCGATGGCAACGTGGACGATTGACGCGGGTTACGGCGTTGACGATAACCTTGTGTTCGTCACCGACCAAGGCGAGATCATTGTTTATCGCGGCACTGACCCCTCTACGGCGGCAACGTGGGCGTTAATTGGCGTGTGGCAGGTAGGTTCGCCCATTTCGCGTCGATGCGTGACGAAATACGGCGGCGATTTATTGGTGCTGACGCTTGATGGGTTAATCCCGATGGCTTCGGCGTTGCAGTCGTCACGGCTTGATCCGCAGGTGGCGTTATCAGACAAAATCCAAGGGGCGTTTGCCGCCGCCACGCGCCAGTACAAAAGCAATTTTGGCTGGGCGTTGCTTTATAACCCGCTCAACAATGCGTTGATCGTTAACATTCCCGTGGGCGTTGGCATCCAACAGCAATTTGTGATGAACAACATCACCAAGGCGTGGTGTCGATTTACGGGTTGGGCGGCAAATAGTTGGACGTTACTTGAGGACACGCCCTATTTTGGCGGCGATGGCGTCGTGGCGAAGGCTTGGACAACGGGAAACACTGCAACCAGCTACGCCGACAATGGCACAGCCATCGCGACACGCGCTTTGCAGGCATTTAACTACTTTGAGACTCGCGGCGTGATTAAGTATTTCACGCGGGGTCGCCCAACCATTTACAGCAACGGGTTGCCGGCTATCAGCATTGGCGTCAACGTGGATTTTCAAACCGCCGACATTGTCGGGCCGTTGTCATTTTCGCCCACGGCTTACGGTTTGTGGGATGTTGGATTGTGGGATCAGGCGCTGTGGGGATCAGATACGGTAGTCAGCAACAATTTTGTGGGACTTCAGGGGATTGGGTATTGCGCTGCGGTGAATTTTAATAGCAGCAGCAAAAATCTAACGCTGGAGTGGGCATCCACTGACATTGTGTACCAACTCGGATGGGCTGGCGCATCGTAAACGGCCCCGAAGTGGGCTTTTGGGTGGTGAATCACACCGATGGGGCGTTTTGGCCCGAGAGATCGGTGGCGATTGGATTAGAACGCGACGGAGAGTTGGTCGCGGGAACGATATTTGAGAATTGGAATGGGCGTTCGGTGGTGTGTCATCTTGCGTGGCACCGCGTAACACCCACTTATATCGCGGCGATATACGATTATGCGTACAACGTCGCAAATGTTGATAAGATAATCGGGCCAATCAGTAGCAATCATACCCGAGCGCTTAAGTTGGTCAGCAAAATGGGCTTTTCCGAGGAAGCGCGCATAAAGAATGCCGCGCATGACTCTGGAGATATTGTTTTGATGACGCAGACACCAGAACGGTGTCGATATTTGGAGCCAAGGTATGGGCAAAAGATCACCGGCACCGCCGCCAGCACCTGATTACGCTACCCTAGCTGTCAAGCAGGGTGAGGCCAACTTGGCAGCCGCCAAGCAATCGGCCTATATGTCCAATCCCAACATCTACGGCCCTACAGGGTCGCAGGAAGTCACTTGGACAAAAACGCCGACCGTAGACACCGACGCCTACAACAAGGCGATGGAAAATTGGCGTCAGCAAACCATGAATCGGCCCGAAGCTTATATTCCCGAGCCGACGCAAGAACAATTTACTACGTTTATTGAACAGCCGACGATTCGGCAGACCATCAACCCTGATGCCGAGGCGGCATTACGCCAGCAGGAACTCGCGCAGTTTTACATGTCAAGAGCCGCAGCGGGTGCGGCATCAGGATTAGGTGACCTCGGTATTGCGTCAGCGTTTCGTCCAACGGGTATTCCTGATTTAGTGTATGGCGCAATCGGCCCATACGACGCAATTTCTCGCCCCACCAACATCACCAATTGGGGGCAGGCGCAAGCGTTGCAACAAGGTGCGGGTGGTGAAATACAAGGCCCTCCAACGGGCGCGTACACTCCGATGGGAGGCTACGGCATAGAGGCGTTACCGGGTCAGGTGACCGCAGGCCAACAAGCCGCAGCCAACGTTCCCGTGCAGGGGGCGATTATGGCCCCAGGATCGCAATACTACGGTGTTGCAGGTGCTGGCCCCGCAGCACCGACTGATTTAGGGCAACTGCAGGCGGGTCAATTTACCGCGCAAGGCGCACCCAGCGGTCAAGCGTTTGGCACCGCGCAAGGCGGCCCGTCATCGCCGCAATTGCAAGGTTTAAATTTAGCGGGCGTCGGCGGCGTGGGCCAAGGCGTTAACATCGGCGATTTCGGGTTCGCAGGCGGCGGCCCCAACGCCGGATTGTTTGGATTGGCAGGCGGCGGCCCTGCCGGTGTTCAGTTAGGCGGGTTGGATACGTCTAACCTGATGGGTATCCAAGGCGGCGTTGGTCAGTTTGGCCAAGCCCAAGGCGGCACCGTGGAAGGGCCACAATTAGGCCGTCTCAATACGTTCGGCGTGGGTCGAGTGCAGCGCGCACCGAGTCAAGGTGAATTCGGTTACGCCCAACAGTTTGTTGAAGGCCCAGAGCTTCAAGGTCAAATTGACGTTTCAAGTTTAGCTGCGGCACCGATTCAAGCCGGTAC